TGGCAATGTTTCGAATGTTCCTGGGGGCTCAGCTCCCAAACCTCAACCAGCGAAGAGGCAAAACCGAAAGAATGGACGCCGTGCCGAAAGACGAGAAGCTGGCTATGCTGCTGCAGCCGCAGAAAAGCGCAGAGCGGAGACGGCACGGGCAGACCGCTCTAAGAAGCGGCGCAAGGTTGCCAAACAGGAGATGGTGGAGATAGTGCATTTGCACGACTCCGACCTCTACAGCTTGGACAAGGCAGGCCATGGAAAGTTCGCGCGCGTCGCGAGCCAGGCTCGCAATGTTTCAGAGCCGTGGTTGGAGAAGATGATTTCTGGCTTCACTTTCGGGGACAAACAACCCCGTCTACGGCTCGGACGTCGCTTGGCCAATAACAAGCTCAATCACCCCTGCCTAGGAGCGATGCGTGATCTCGTGACTGCTGCGTCATTGTCTTATTTGGTTAGGGCATTGGTGCGGCAAGTACTAGAGGGAGTTCCGGGCGATTTGTGGGTCTTGGCGCCTTCGATGAACCCGCTGAACTTCTATCTCGGGATCTACGGTATGTTGTTCCCCTCGGCTCCGCACGAGAACTACAGGGATACTTACCGTCGTCTGCAAGCGGCGAATTTGTCCATCAAGTTTTATGACCCCTTTTCCAAGACGAAGTATAAGCCGCCCGGGGCTCGGAGTGGGAAACTCCGCTCCGATCTCGGCTGGGAGGTCGTAAAAAGATTCGCCGACGTTAAGATCAAGGCGTCTGATGTCGTTTTGGACTGTGGGCTAGTCGGGTTGGTGGGATCCTCTTTCCTCGGTCTGAGGTCTTACTACACTCTGGCGGTGAGCTCGCCGGTAGACTATTCGTCGCAGGTCAAGAACTCTTCAGGTCATGTTGAGTGCCGCATTATCAGAGATGGCCAGAGATCTATCTTCGAATACGACGATGGCACCTCTTGGCTTTACACTGGGCGCGCCGAGGGTGTTGCTCACGGCGCTGGTTGGAGGACTAGCCGCTTGCTCGCAGGACGTGTCTACACGACCGCCGGCGGGAAGCGCGGCGTTAATTGGTTGGTGGGCCTGAGTAAGGTCAGGCCGACCGATAAGGCCGCCCCGATTCCGCCCCACCTAGTTTCTGAGCGGGGCGGAGTCGTCACTAACTCGGACTCCATAGCCCCGAAAGATGCTGGGTTTATGTCTGAGAGCGAGGGCAAGGAGGAGGCGGAGCCGGAGAGTTCGTGGACGGCCATGGGCTTTCCCGAACCTGGCAGCGCTGAGAGTGAGGCTTTCATCAAAGCCCCTTGGACGGGTGAGCGTAGTGCGGGGGCTGGGCCGAGCCCGCCTGCGCCTGTTGAAAACTCGCACCCGTCATCTCCATCACCTCCCTCGCCGCCATCACCGAAAATGCCAGCGGCTGTCGGACTGCCCAGCTTGACCTCGAGCATCTATAATGCAGTGAGTTGGGTTGGGAGCACGTTGAGTAAGGCGTGGGGCGCCGGCTGGCGTGACGGCTACGACGCCGCGGCCGAGGATGCCTACAAAGACCTAACGGCTGACGAGGCTCTGGCCCTTTATTTGAGTCAGGCAGGACGAAGCCAGCCGGCGCTAGCCTCCGTGTCGAGCTTTTTCGGCATGACGCCGAGGCAGAACACCGCCGAGGATCCAGACCAAATCAGGGATTTATGGAGCGTGATCTGCCGGCAGTTCGGCAAATGGCCAGTCACCGCAGACGTGTATGCCGCGAAGCTGTCGCTCATATCCAAGGGTCAGAAGGTGGACTATAACAACCTGTGCGCATTTGTGGGAAATAGGTGGGGCAACCTTTCAGATCTTTGTGAGACCAATGTTGCGATCACCGAAGAAGATTTCAACCCGGTGTGGCGTCTGGCTAGCAAAGAAGCGAGCATGTACGCGAGGAATTACCCTTTTCTGGATTGGAGATTGCTCGCATCGGTCGGCACGCTCCTTAAACTGTGGCGACTGATGAAAGCCCCTACTTTTAAGCGGCTGCTTGGTAGGCTGGCAGGGTGTTTTAAACTGTTCCACGCCGCTTGTCGACTTTCAAGGGCTGGAAACCACGCTGCCGCCGCTAGTGTGCTCAGATCGCTGCGTCCGGCTATCACGGCCTTCATGCCCTATGGGATGTTGGCTTTAGCCGCCGCGGCGTCGATGTGGGTGATGGCTTTCGCTGAGGAAGCGGTGAAATCCGCTGCTGAACGCTTCGGCCTGAGCAAGTCCACCACGGCCTGCATCATGGGCAGTCTCGACGTTGCCGCTCGGGTAGGAGAAGGTTACTCATACCCAAGTGCTTACGCGCTGGCGGGCCACTTCGTGTGGCAGACCACGGTGCACAAGTGGTTCATGAGCCAGCCGACGGTCG